GCGCACAACATAGTCATGCTCAACAATGAGGGTTCTTGGTTCTCCGTTTAGCGGTTTTACTACTACTTCGGACACGTTTACAACAGGCGAATTGCGGAAATAGATAGTGCTTGGAGGGGTTGCCCATGTTGTGCTATCTACCATATTTGACTGGACAAACGAGTCCGTGTAGCTATGCGGTGGGGCCGACAAGAAGGTACCCATAGGAACGCCGTGGTATGTACCTTCTACAGTGTAGTCTTCCTCGAATTCCACCACCTCAACAGGTCGACCAAGATGAGCTTCCATCTCTGATTGGAGACCTGCAAGAATCATCTCGGCTGCATCCTGCTGACGCAAGGACAGCTTTATGTCCATGTAGTTAATAAGGTCTGCTTGAGTTACTAGCACTTGATACCTCCACTAGGCGTTAATCAGTCATAAAGACCGATTTAGCGCCTCTTCTTTGGCGTGGCTTTCTTTGCTGGAGCCTTCTTAGCGGGGGCTTTCTTTGCAGCAGCCTTCTTTGCTGGAGCAGCCTTCTTTGCTGGAGCAGCCTTCTTAGTTGGCGTAGCCTTCTTTGCTGCCGACTTTTGCTTTGCCTGCACTTTTTTAGCTTTAGACTTAGATGCTTTTCTATTTGCTTCAGCAGCGGTTTTCTGCCTCTTTACCTGCTTGAGAATGGCTGAGGATTTTGCCCTCTCTGTTGCCGACTTGTACAGAGCTTCGTTAATTGGGTTAGCGCGAGCCTTGTAGCCCTTTTTGCGACCAATCTGCTGGCTGCCACGCGGAGAATTTGCAAGACCAAGCACTCCTTTGCCTTTAATCTTTTTGTTTGACTTTACGCCAAGGGCTCTAATTTCTGAAGGAGATAGATACCCTTGCAGTCTTGTAGATTCTTTTTGCAATTTTCTAGCATTGGCACGAGAACCAAAAATGTCTTTGATTGCTTGATTTAGCAAGTCTCTTTCTTTGATGAGAGCTGCTCTGGCCTTTTCACCCTTAGCCTTGTTGAGCTGGTTCTTGATTCGGCTTGCGTCGAGGAGTAGGGAGTCTGCGTCGTCCGTAATGTCCGGGCCGTATCTTACTCTGGGCATAATCAACCAACTTCTTTGAGAAACATTTTAAAGAAGTTTACCATATGGCGCTAATTCGGAATTAAATACCCGCGCCAAAAACTACCTGTCGCTATTCGGTGGTGATTCAATCACTGGACCCTTATCAAGCGTCCCTGGAGGAGCCTCTACTGGCACCCATGCTCTTGAATATGTATATTCCTTGATATTCCTTGACTTCAATATTGTGCCGTCAATCATTAAAGAATATTCATTTCCCTTCATGCATAACGTTCTTTCTAGGCTTTTTTCAGTAGCGGCTCGAGACCTGACAAGTTTTTTAATTATCGATGACATAGGTTTGGCCACTACCGAGCCTCTTCCTCTATTTAGTCGAAGATGCATCTCCATTGCCTCCATGGTCCCAACATCATGCTTTATGACCGGGATTGTTTTACCAATTATTTCCATTATCTGCTTGACATTTGTAGCCAACAAATAGCGCTCAGAGCCATCAATGATTTCTCCGGTTCTAGCAGATACATGGATTGGTTGAATAAAACCAAAATCGAGCAAAGACGCAGAAAGCACTAAAAGGTCTGGTCTCAGTATGTAGGTTGCTCTCCATGGTGGGACGATAAGTGTTGATGGGTCAACTTCCTCTATCTCATACTTCATATGTTGTTTCCATTTCTTCGTCATTATTTCTTACTGTGTATGCTCTAGTTCTTGGCCCAACAGGAGAAGGTGAACCACCATCTATTTCGTTGAGAACAAGAGTTCTAATTAGCAGACTGATTGGGTAAGCACGTTGGTCTTCTAGATGCTTCTTGCGAAACTTAGAGACGTATGCTTTTGCTTCCATTTGTCTGCGTTCGCCAACTAGGTAGTCTTCAATAAACATTGAAGCACCTTCTAAACCCAATCCCGAGTATTCGTTAATAAGTTTTTCAATGTCAAATTCTGGCCACCACCTGCGTTGAGCATCGATGTGGGGAAAACACTCCACAAGCCTGTCGTAAAACTCTGGTTCCGTAGCAACCACATCACCAATCCTGCGAATAGCAATGCTGTGGAGTGGGATACCGATTCTTGTGTTACTTTCCGTCTGGGCAGCAAGGTCGTAATACTCACAGTACTCAGAACCGTGTTCTTCAATCAAAAACTTAAATACGTCGTTTGTGTTCCAGTCATAAATAACCTTGGCAAACTTCATTGGTATTCCGGTCTTGAGTTTGTACGGAGTAACGATGTAGTTCTCATGCAACTTCTGAACGCAGGACCTATAGCGAACCATTGACTCGCTTGCTCTAACGCCGGTGATGAAGGCAACATTCCCCTTCTTGCCCTGCATGGTGTAGTAGTCGGTCTGTTCTGGAAGAGATACATCGTGGGTTAGACCAAAGTCTTCACCCGTAATAGCCCAAGGCGGGATGTCTCTTACGAGTCTTCCCTGGTTCTTACGCATGTTGCTCCACAGAACTGTAGTAACCCTCTGTCCGAGAACCCAAATTTCTGCAGGGTAAGGGAGGCAGTACCACTCCATGTCAACCCAGTCGTAGTTCCGCACTTTTTCTACATACTCAATAGTTGTAGGGCTTACCATTTCCTCGTCTCGAAAAATAACTTTTACTGGTCCAAGACCGCGTTCTTCGTGTACTTCTTTAGCAAGATACATAACCGCAGAGGAATCTTTTCCTCCAGAGAACTGAACACATACGGTATCAAAAGTGTCGTAGACGTGCCTAATTCTTTGGCGGGCTGCATCAATGCAGCTCATGTCAAGAAACATTCTTTGTCTAGTCATTAGTATTTTGCAATCTGTGAGAGCCGACTAACCTCGGCGCGTAGCTCATCTACGATGCGTTTTAGTTCATCGCGTTCAGCTGTTATTTTTTCTAGTTCTTTTGCTTCTTCAGGACTCATTATGTTTCCATCCGTTTCTAGCATTTCTTGCATAGACAAGCGCATATGCACCAGCCATCAAAATAAAGCCATATTGTTTTGTTTTAACTGCATAAACAACCCAAAGAATCTCGTTAGCTAAGTTTATTAACCAGCCCCACCAGACTCTATTGCCGGCGATTAAAAGGCCAGTAACGCCAAGAGTTCCAAGCACCCACGACCAGACGCTCATTAAATCTCCGAGTGTTGGCCAATGAAGTCCATTAACCGTTCTGCGGTTGTGTTTCCAACAATCGAAACATCGCTTCTCAGCCAGCGAATAAAATCGTACCAACGAGACTGCTGGGCAGGGTTGTCAAAAACAAGCGTGAACTGAACCACTGCTTGTTGGCCAGCACCTGCAGCCATTGTTGAACCACGAACGGCTATGTCATTTTGGTCAGAAGAAGCAGGGGCAACGATTCTGTTCTCGCCTTCGCTGTCTCTGGTAACGGTAAACTCTTGTGGACGCAATTCAGGTACGTCATTGAAACCCTGAATCTCTGCGTTTCTGTCAATAAGCACCGGAGGAACATAGTTGCCACTAGTCGACATCTCGCTACTGTTTCTGTAAGCCTCTTGCTCGTATTCGGCAATCTCAAACTCGTCCCAACCAAGGCCCTCTAGTAGCTCTGGGTAGTAATCGCTCACTGAACTGATTAGTTCATAAAGAATTTCTGGTTCAGAGTAACCAAGCTCAACAGTCCTGTTGTCGGCAAGCGCAAATGCAACAGCACGAGAATCATCGCCCTCAAGATAAATAACAGCAATCTGGTCCCATCCAAGAATCTTGGCGGCCTCCAACTGGTGATTACCGGCGATTACAGTTGCCGTTCCATCATCGTTTCTTTTGGCAACTATGGGTTTTACTTGGCCGAACTCCGCATAGGAAGCAGTAATTGCGTCAACGTCTCCAATTCTTGGGTTCTTCTCAAGTGGCAGAAGTGTGTTTATGTCTACCGCCATACCGATTAGTGACGGATGGATACCGTTACTCATACTTGGTGCCTTACGTTTGCGTTGAGGGTTCTCATTGCGTCAATTGATGTGCGTAGCGATAGAAGTTTTTCTCTCTTTGACTTAACAAGCGCTTCAGAGATTTTGTAATCAAATGAAGATTCGTCCAACTTGTAGTCTGCCCATGCTTCACGTTCCTTGATTGAGCCTTTTGCTGATAGGTATTCTTTGGCCCAATTGGACTTGTGAAGCGCCTCTTTCTTGGCATTGTCTATAGCAAGAACTTCAAAAGCTTCTGTTTCTTCTTCTAGCATTCCTATCAAGCGAAGAAGCTCGTTTTCGATATCAACCTGACTAATTGGATTGTTTCTATTTTGCACTTGAGTCCTTTATATTATCCATTGCTGACCAATCTATCTTCTCTAGAGACGATAGTTGTGTTGCCGTCCAATCGTATTGGCTTTTTCCTAAATATGCAAGCCCCATCTGTTCAAGAATCCATGCATCACATTCGTCGTCTGCGCCGGAGCCAGAAAAGACCATGCCTGTTTTGGAAGATATTGCAGAAATCACTTCCGTCTTTCCAGCGTTGCCTTTTCCTGTAGCAAACTTTGCCCTAGAAGTGGGAGGGATTTCCACGTAAGTAATCCCACATTCCCAAAAAGTCATCCTTATGCACCCGCCGAGCTCTCCAATACTGTGGGCTTGTGAGTTGCGTGACGCAAACGAGTACCCCTCGATAATAGCGCAGTTGATTTCTTCGTCAAGACATAGCTGAAGAATCGTTTTATTTACGTAGGAAAGTCTTTCAGGGCCCTTGGCCTTTGTGGAAATAACCGAAGTTTTACCATTTATTGAAACGCCAGTAGAAGTCAGTGAAAGGTCTAGTCCTATTAGCTTTAATTCGGGCACAAAAAGACCCTACTACATGAAAATCGGGCAGGACTCGTCCTACCCGACCTTCACCTATAACGGTCACAAATCTCTTGTGTTAAACAATTGTACAACAATCACAAACAGTGCTCATACAGCAAACAACCGCCTGTCCTGCAGAGACTGGCGGTTGTAGAGAAGTTAAAAAATTAATCTCCGGATTGCCGTGGTTAGGCCACTAGACATTGACCACCGTCCTTTCCTTTCTGACAGCGAGTTGTAGGTACCTGGAGTCAAGAATACATGAGTTAACGATAAGCAAACAATAAATAATTGTCTGAATAATTCAAATAATAAAAACTATCCCGTGTTATTATTTATCTATAACCCCCCTCAACTAGGAGAAAACATGTCAACAGCAGCACTTGCACCAACAACAATCGTTCTTGGAATCCCCGGAACACTTTCAACCTCAAGCATGGTTTCGGTTGCTTTGCCTTTCAACGGCAGAATCACTGGAGCATATGTTGCAGTCGTCGGCGCAGCCGCTGGTTCAGCACTCACCGCAGACCTCAAGGTTGGCACAGACGTCGCAGCATCCTTCTCAATCGCAGCAGGCGCATACGCCGATGCGGGCACACTCACAGCAGCCAACACTGACTTCGTGGCCGGTGACCTCATCAGCCTCGACGTTTCAGCTGTTGGTTCTGGTACCGCAGGTTCAAACATGACAGTTGCTTTCACGGTTCAAGAAGGCCGTTAATTAAAAATTGACCAAAAATGATTGAAGCGCCTGTAAAAAGGCGCTTTTTTCATGTCCTAAAATATGTCATAATATTTTTGTTGTCTAATACCTATTGGAGAAAAAATGTCTGGAATTATTCCATTATCAATTGTCAATTACGACTGGACCGTAAGGCAGAGCGACCCGTCTTTCTTGAATGTGTCTTTCCCGTTTCGTGTGAAGATTGAGAAAATCTGGTTTACCACTCAGGCACCAAGCGACGGATGGGGTCTTTGGCATACCCTGAACGGTGAAGGCGGGGACGTGAGCGTAGACCTTGAGACAACCGAAAGATTGCTGCGTCTTGCGGCATTTAAGTCTAAGAACTCCAAGACACAGCACGGAATTTACGATAACCCAACAGACTTAATGAGTGTATTCAACGATGCAGGATATGACGGCAACATTGACGAAACCCTAAAGCCAACAATGTGGCTTGGAAACCCTGATGACGCTGCTGGAAGAATCGGCGCATTCTCTACATCTGGTGGCATATTTGGCTCCGCACCAAGTCTTCGCAGTACCGCTGTAGCGCCTATTGATAAAGCCCAAGCCACAAACAGCAGTTGGAGCGAGGGCGAGTACAACGCCAATACCTACCTCGCAGATGTTGCAATTATGAACACTGACGAGATGTTGCAGTTGTTCGTCTACAACGACGATGGGGACTGGACGGACTACAACAATGAAGGGAAAGTCACAATCTCGGTTGCTTACACTGGCATTCATGACGTAGAGGCGCTATCCGCCACAGCCAAGCCATGGACGGCATGGTGGAACGACTAGTCTTGCCGTATGGCAAAACTACCCTCAACATTTGCGCTTGATACTGGAAACAAATTAAGCGATAATTTCTTTGATATTCGTTGGCTTTCTGCTGGCATGACTCCGCCCCCTAAAAGGTGGTACACGAACAACGAAGAACTTCCCACCGAAGACCTGACTGAGTGGGGCTGGGGTGAAGTTGATGCAGAAGGCCGTTTGGTAGTTAAGTATTACCGCGAAGAAGTTTTCGGGTCAGAAGAAGAAGTAGTTAAACTTTGGTTTGTACTTCTTGATGGTCGACATATTCAGCCTGCTCATTTAATTCTTCTTGGATTTGCAGACGACAGATACCCATGGGGGACCGTATTAGAGGGCGCGGAAGCATCTCGGGTTCTTGAAAAGGAGTACATGTCCACGTGGGCAGCCATGATTAATTGGCGTGCTGGCGACCCAATGATTCAGCAAATAACTACAGCCGAAAAATGGCGTCGCAGGCGACTTTCTGTCATGATGTTTGGCGTCTGCGATGTCGTTAACGCCTGTTACGGATTCAGCCCTGGACTAGTTCTTCATGGTGGTGCAGTCACTACAGCAGACGGTGAAAAATTGCGAGAAATATATCCTACCAATAACGACCGAATACAACCACGTATTGGCTCTGTCGGTCCTCAAGAATCGTAAGAGTGCTTAGATAGACCAAGGTCAAATGCAAGCTGAGGATAGTTTCCTATGCGAGTGTGGCAAGGACGACAGACACACATAAGGTTTGATTCATCAAGAATAGAGCCACCCTGGGAGCGTCTCACTAGTTCGTGAACATCCGATGATGGCCTTTGCTGATAGACAGCAAGTTCGTCATGTTGAGCAAAGACAGGACAGGCTTCACACCATGGGCGTTCTCCTAAAAGTTTTTCTACCAATGGTCTGCGAAGTTTGTACTTCTCTTCAGTTTTCTTAGAGCGATGATTTATCTTCTTTGAAGAGTTCTTTAAAGGTGTTCTTTTTAGCGGTTTATCTGACCGCTTTATTGGCTTACGGTTCACTCTGCTGGAAAAAGGCTTGATTCATCGATTAGGTCAAATAGCCACTCGT